GCCATCTCTCTCTGCTGGGCGTAGGCAGGATTGGTCATCATCTCATACGGATTCAAGGTATAGCTCTGACCCTTGGCACCCATACCGAAACCTTCCTGCGCACCCTCCTCATAGGCATTCATTACACCTTCAAGTGCAGTATTTCCGGCAAAGGCTTTAAGGGTCGGTGCCTCAAGTGCTTTGTTAAGACCAAGAATACGACCAAGAGCGAAACCTTCGACCGTATTAGTTCCAGCCAAGAGAGCAATATTCTGCCAGAATACGTCCTTTGCTTTCTGCTGTGCCTCAGTCTTGTCAACACCCTTTTCGACCAGGTCATCGTAAGTACCACCAGCCTCTGCCGCAGCTTCAGCAGCACCGGAACCAATACCCCAACCAAGAGCAGTAGCAAGGTCATTCTGAATAGCACGTCCTGCGGCAGCACTATAGCCACGCACACCAGGAGCAATAGCCTTGCCAGCCTTATCCACAGCAGGCAATACCTTCGGTAATACCTTTGCACCCATGCTGGTCTTGGCAATCTGATTGATGTACGGAACTGCTCTAGCACCAACACCAACGGAACCAAGTAAACCTTTAGCAAGGCCACCAGCTACACCACCCACAGGAGCAAAGGCTGCCATAGAACCAAGCAGGTTACCAACGTTCATAGCTGCACCGGCCGGGTCAGTCAGGTAAGCAAATAAGCTATCAGAGTTCTCTAAGGTTCTCTGCTGGGGCAAACGCTTACGACCTTCAGCAGCATACTCATGTGCCTTATTGGATAACCATTTAACAGTTTCGTTATCCTCTGCCCCCACCATATTGGCAACACCAGTTAAGGTGTCGCCATAAATATCCATCATGCTGTCAGCAGCGTTACCGATTATCTGCCCCAGGAAGGGAATCTGTCGGTAATCGTAATCACCATCATAGACTGGACCCTGGGGTTGAGTCGGTTGTTCCTGAGATTTCTCTTTTGCGATTTTCTTTTCTTCTTCATCTAAGAAGTCTGTAATTTCGCCTATCTTCATATATTAACCTCCAATACTGTGGTTATACTGCTTGAGATAAGTATTCATTGCCTGCCCATCTTCCGTGTCAGTGCTTACCTGGTCGTCAATAAATCTATCTATTGCCTCTGGACTATAAATGGTACCTTTAGGATTCCTCCCTTCACGCATTGCAGTAATAGCACTCACAAAACCAGTGTCGGTATCTAGGTCATAACTAGGGAAAAGATTATCTGCATTAGAATCAACAACGCTTAATGCCTGAAGGTATCTGGCATCGGTTTTCCACGCATCGTCACCATCGTCCTTGTGAATCTCTCTCCAGTGCTTAATGTAATCCTTGGCAGCCTTAAGGATATTGGAGTCAACGGAAGGCCCACGCACACCTCCAGATTCACCTGCAGTACTGCCACCAGACCGACCACCGCCACCCATTTCTCTGAGTGCCATGCGGTAATCCTGGTCTAACTGTTTTAAGTAGAGATTCCGCATAAACGCTTCGTCTGCCATCTTACGCTGCTGGTCAATTGCCCACTGCTCCTTTAAGCCTGGTCTACCATTACCCAGTAAGCCAGCCTGGTAAGCATCCTCTCTGCCCATCATGTTAATGATGTTTACACCCATGCCATTAATACTACCGTCATTATTGAGGCCCAGGTTACTGAAAGCATTATTTAAGTTTGATATTCGCTGGAGTCGGTACTGGCCTGCGTTCTGTGCTGCCCACTTACGTGCCTGACGATCAGAAGCACCAGCATTGCGGTATGCCTGATAATCACGATTGTAGACATCGTCAGAACTCAGCATACTACCACCAAGCATCTGCTGGAGTTTCTGCATAGCATCTTGCTGTGCCTGTACCTGCTGAACCTCCGCTTTCTTTTCATTAACACCAGCGGTTACGGCAGCGTTAACGGCATCGGTTGCAGTTTCAGGTTCGTAGTCACCTTGGAATTCCCCACCGTAACGGTCTATGATTTTACCATCTTCTCCCAGTTCCTCCATTATCTTTGCGGTTTTAGCTGGAATAGTGGTATTAGATAGGCTTGCGGTTTCACGCCCCTCGTAGTCCTTATCCCATCCTGAAAATTGGTTCTTTAGTTGAGCTATTAAGTTATCCTCATAATCCCCTTCAGCCCCATCAGTATTCATAGCTGAATAAGAACCAAACATTTTTTCAGCCAAGGCCCTGGTTGCTAGGTCGTTGTAATTGGCATTAGCTGCGGCATTATCCATAGCAAGCTGGCTTTGTAACCTTCCAATTAACTCACTGTGCGTGTTTGCTTTTTGTGCCTGATACTGCGCTTCACTTTCAGGTGACCACTCCAAGGTTCTAGTATTAATTGCCACTCATCTCACCTCACAGTCCACGCAATGCCAACTGTTTCTCCCATGCACTCATACCTTCCTTACCTGGAAGTAAAGCCTGGGCAGCCTGCTCTACCGCAGTAGTACCGCTGGCAGGGTTATAATAACCACGTGTCACCGTCATATCAGGCATAGCGAACTGATACGGATCAGTGGTAGGCTGGTAGTCACCGAAGATATTCTGCATAGTATCACTAACGGCAGCTTGGTTCATGGAATCCACAATCGGCTGGGTAGCCTCAGAATTAGTCTTGCGATTTACAATCTCATCATACTTTTCTTTGCCACGTTCATCGTAACGGTTCTTCCATTGGTCGAACCCACCACGCAGGAGTTTACCAAGAGCGAAACCAAGCATGGAGTTCGTATCCATCTTAGAGGCCATTGCCATCATCTGCATCATTTTCGTCCAGTCATTAGCCTCTTTAGTCTGCTTGTTAGTCTGCTCCTGTATATGTTGTGGAAGTTGCAAATATGCATAATTTGTTGACATAACTATTACCTCCCTTGACTCATAGAGTAGTTAAGCATCGGCTGTAACCAACCTATGTTTTTCTTTAACCAGTTAACGTCTTTAGCTGTATTTACTGCATTAGCCATATTGCCTGCTGTAGAAGCAGAGGACGTTGCCCCAACCGCACTCCCAACCTCTGGCAAGGCTGCGGCAGAACCACCACCAACTGAGGCACTAGAGATGTCACCCATAAGGCCAGATGCCGTGGATGCAATATCATTTACTGAACCTAAAGCATTTGCTGTTTCGGCTACACCATTAACCGCATTGGCTGCCTCGGCAACGTTAGCTGCAGTGCCTGCAGTTTCGGCTGCCGTAGCTGCACCTTCTGTTACACCACCAGCACCACCTAGGCCACCAGTAGCAACAGCCAGGCCGATATTCATGAGCATCTGTTTCTGTTTGGCTTCCTCGGCCTCTTTCTGCTTAATAGCCTGCTCTCCAGCCTGCATCATCTGCTGTTCCTGGTTTTGCAATGCAGCGTTATTTGCCTTGGCCTGTTGCATTGCCTGTGCGTTGGTCTGTTCATTTTGCTGGGCCTGCGCCTGTCTTTGCTGTTTCATTAACTGAAGATACTCAGACGGATCAGACCCTGCCTGGATTGCCCCCAGCAAACCCTGTTTTAATTTCTCAATATACATCAGAACAACCCTCCTAACAGACCACTAAGCAATCCTCCACCGCCACCGCTTGTGGTAGATGTGCTAGTCGTAGTACCCTTGCCAGCCGCAGCAGCCAAAGCGGAATTGGTATTACCTTGGAGGCCAAGAGATGCCTGCCACAAATTAAGGGCAGGAGATTGTGCTGCCTCTTGTGCTGCGGCAGCGGTTGTGATGCCAGCGGTAGCATTGTTGAGCTGGTTATTATAGATGTTAGCGTTGGTGCTATTATTACTGAGCAGATTGCTAAGCTGATTCTGATAGATGCTGCCAGCCTGCCCAAGAGCATTATTAGTATTTGTAAGCTGTTGATTAAGTAGATTACCCTGATTGCCAAGCACAGAGGTTGAGTTAGTAAGTTGCTGATTAGCAATATTGCCCTGATTTGTAAGCTGGTTATTACTGTTACTATACTGCTGATTAGCAAGGCTGCTCTGCTGACCAAGTGCATTGTTAGTGTTAGCAAGCTGAGTGCTGGCTGCGTTGCTCTGCTTATCAATAGCGTTGTTAGTATTGCTAAGTTGCTGATTGGCAAGGTTGGCAACCTGACTAAGGTTATTCTGATACTGCTGTGCAACGGTATCACTAGCGTTTCTACTGATGTCGTTCATCGCACCCTGAGTGACAGAAGAATTGAGAACGCCCCTATTAGCCAAGCCATTAAGACTATCTCCCATACTGCGTGTTAAGGCAGAGGAAATGCTATTGGTCATGGCATCTTGGTATGCACTAGGCAACTGTCCTTGAGCAAGGCTTGCCAGCATTGCGTTGGTTACTCCTGCCGCATCACCATACTGATTGGCAAGGTTACCGATGGTAGTATTAGTACTGTTGGCTGCCGTTCCGTACTGATTACTCAGATTACCGAGTGTGCTGTTTGCGTTATTGGTAATGGTGCCATACTGATTACTGAGGCCACCCAAAGTATTGTTGGCAGAATTTCCGGCCGTGCCATACTGACTATAGAGATTACCAAGGTTGCCATTGTTGGTGTTTGATGCTGAGTAATACTGATTAACAAGGCTACCAAGTGCGCCATTGGCAGCAGATGTGCCAGCGTTGTTACTATTGGCAATCCCTGTCATTTGGTTGTTGGCATTAGCTATCTGATTCTGTGCGGTCTGATTTAGGCCATTAAAATCAACCTGAACAGTACCCAAGCTATCCTGCAATACATTCCTTGCAGTATCGTTAAGCCAAAGGCTGTTAGGTGCTATTGCGTCAGCATAATCGGCCTGTGCTTTCTGTAGCTGTAATTCGTATTCGGTAGGGGTGTAGGTGCTGCTATTTACAACAGTACTACTCCCTTTAAACCGACAATGGAGGGATAGTTTACTATTGCGGATAGAATCAATCTGATTCTCCAGCTCCACTATTTTTTCACTAAAGTGCATTTATATCACCTCAAATTTCCCAAGTAACAAAATAGGCTTGAGTTCCATCATCGTACTTAAACGCTGGCGAAACCAAGCCTTCACGGTTATATTTATCTAAACAATGGTATCTTTCCGCACCATCTGAGAGATGCTCTATCTCAACAATGCGGTATCCAAAGAGTCTGATGTATGCCCTTACTGCCGACCTGACGCACCATGTACCACCATGATGAATATTAACATCCTGTGCCAGCCTATCTACTGTCTGTTTCCACCATCTGCCATCACCACAGAGCTGGTTAATGATAACCATATCCCCTGTGAAACCTATTTCGCAGAAGCCTTTATCCTCGGTGAAATACATAGAATACCCTGTGTCCTGTCTGAAAGGCTCAGGACTTTTCTTGTTGTACTTAGCTATCCATTCGTCTAGTGTCACAGTAACCTCGCAATCTTGTCGTAGCTATTTCTAATAACCACCTTAACACACTCAGGGGAGTAGTTTAATTCCATAGCAATCTTGACTATAGGCCACCCATGCACAAATCTCAGGTCAAGGATTTTCTGTTCCTCGTCACCAATCTTAGCCTCATGCACTATATCCCAAAAGGATGTAAAGGTGGAGTTCTCAAGGTAATCTCTCGCCAGCTTGCGTTGCGTATTCATGGTTGATTACCTCCGTGTTATGTCTGACCTGCTCAGACAAGGTATCCAAAGAATGAAAGGTCATGTAAACGGCAAGGCCACAAACAGCAACTGCCATGCCCATGATACTCAGGCTTGCCCATATAATTCGTGTCTGACGCTTCTGCTGTTCCTTGAGCATATCCAAAACATCTCGGTTAAACCGATTAGCTACGGCAAGCACCGTACCCAGCTTATCTAATTCTTGTTCCATGCTTCACCTCATCTTGCGTACGACTTGTGTACGACTTTGGTACGACTTGTGTACGACTTTGGTATAACTTATGCTTTACCTCGTTACTTTGCAACGACCTTGCAACTACTTTGCAATAGCCACGCCACCCAACACGATAGAGATAATCTGCCAAAAGGTTTTCTGTGCGGTCAGCTTTCTCTCTTTGGCCTTATGTTTCTTATCCAAATCAATCATATCCTTTTTTGCTTGCTCTAAGGATGTGTTGGCACTTGCGATTGATTTCGAGGCTAAACTCAATTCGTTCTGCTGCTCCGCTAAGATTTTCCTCAGAGATGTTAACTCTTTCTTTTGCTTTGCTAACTCGGCCTGACAAGCTATCAACTCCTGACTCGACTCGTCCAATTCCGCTTGTGACATCTCTATTAAGGCTAGAGCTTCGATCAACTGCGACTCCTGCTCTTTCAACAGATTGAGTAGCATTGTCGATTGCTCCTGTGTCAGCACTATCTCCACTACCGAAGATGATGCGTATGCTGGCAAGGCCAAGAGTGATGATGATAATAAACAGGCAACCAGCAACGATATTCCTGTGCGGTGAAAGAAACTGCCAAATCTTCTCATACATCAAATCAGACCTTTCTCTTTGCCGTATCTCACAATGGCATCACACAAGGCTACGGCAATCTCACTCAGGTTTTCGTTAAGCAAATCTTCTTCTTTGGGATTGGAGATAAATGCCAGCTCGGTCAGGATTGTACAAGCCATATCCGTATGCTTAAGCACATATAACCATTGACCATCCTTTAATCCTCGGTCGTATGTGTTTAGCTTTTTGGTCAATTCATACTGCACCAACTCGGCAAGCTGGTAGGACTCATCACCATACTCCCAATAAAAGGTTTCCGTACCCTCGGCAGCCTTGTTCTCGGCAGCGTTACAATGGATAGAAATAAATACATCGGCTTCGCTCTGATTGGCTATATCGCAGATGTCCTGCAACTCGTCCTCCTGGACGAATACAGCATCAATACCCTGTGCTTCTAATTCAATGCACAGCGTATGGCCTACATCACGGCAAATATCGGCTTCCTCTGAGTATAGGCCAACAGCACCGCAATCTACATTACTATGCCCACTATTCACACAGACTTTCATTTAATCACCTCTGTTTATCAACTGTTTTTATCAACTGTTTTCTTATCGCCTGTTTTTATCAACTGCTCATAAGGATTAACGCCTTGGTCACTATTCTTCCAGCTATCGGCTAGATACTTTACGGACGAGAATACTCCAGCACCAAATAGCGTACCAAGTCCTTGCCATGCTGAGTTAATCTCAAAGCGTGTGCCGTATAAGGCATTGCTGAAATACCCGACAACCCAACAGGCAAATAAAAAGAGATAACAGATTGCTGTTATCTCTAAGATGTGTTTCGTTATGAAATTCATTTTTGTTTTACCTATAGGAAATTATGCGATTTAATCGTGTAATTGTATACTATGTGGTTGTTGCTAAAATGGAAATAACCACGCTTTTAAAGGCTTAATTTGTGAGATTTTCACAAAACAGCACTCTAAACATCACAAAAACATCATTTAAGGTTATTCGTGCAACCACTTATACAGGCAAACCATACAGACCAACGACCCTGTCAGGTTAAGAAAACCGCACCAAAAACTGCCACCAGCACCGATTCTGTACCCTAAAGCTACGGCATTAACCCATGCAAGCGTTGCCCACCAAAGACCATTCATTCCACTACCTCCCAATCATCAGCACTAATATCATAAATAGTTAACTCGGCTGACCGATGCGCCCTAAATTCCTGTTCACCGTTAAAATAACGCACAGCGTCCATAAGAGTATGGCTAAGTAATATAATGCCAAGTTCATCTTCCCACGGAGTTCGCCTAATTGCTTTGCCCTCTTTAAGAGCCTCGGTTATAGCTTTGTCGGTTAGTTTCATTATAATCTCCCCATTAAATGTTGAACTGTGTCACTTTAAGAACTCCCGTCTAATCCAATCATATAGCACCTTTAATTGTTCCCTGTTAAGTGCAATAGCGTGAACAGGAGTATCTTCAGCATCATCTTCGATTTTAATCAATGCCATCTCCAAATCGTTGTCATGCTCTGCCCACATAAACCCACCGTCACTATCTTCAAAATGTAAATAAGTACGGTCTTTCATTCCACTACCTCCCAATCGTCAGCATTTGCACCATAAACACCAAAAAGCCACAGGCCGTCTTTGGTCTTTTCGCCATGATAGTATACATCAATCTGATTGTCGGTCATCTTGGCATGATATCCAGCAGGCCAATGTTTTCTTGCGATAGGCTTGCCTTGCTTGAGTGCCGTTATGATAGTTTGGTCAGCGAATTTCATTCCTTATCCCTCTCAAGCATCTCATCAAGCACTTTCTTAGCCTCGTCCTCAACAGCCTGCAATCTCTTGCCTAATTCATGCCGTAATCTGAGATATTTTTCGGCCTGATTTCTTGCGTCCTGCTGTCGCTTAAATTCGCTATCGTAGCTTGTAAGTACCCTACAATGTTGCAGATTGATAGCATCATCAATAGCACTAAGCACAAGTTTTGCCTGTTCGTATGAGATGTCCATCTCACCAACCCCCTAAAATCAACGATTTTACTGACATCGATAAAATCGTGTTATCGTTTTGTTGATGCCACCATTTCGTTAACCTCAACAATATGGTAAAAATAAAAGCATAGGCAAAGCACCGAACACCTATGCATGGAATGGCCAATCCGTTCTTGGGGGTAGTGTTGCCACATCCCTTTGTATCTCAAAGCCTGTTAGTGCCTACAAGGCACGTCACCAAATAGTGGATGGTAAAGAGGTCAAACCCATCGCACAGCCGTGTATACCCAGCCATGTTTTTGCATATACCTTTGTCACTCAGGGCGCTGGTATATACCAACAGGGTGCTACCCTGTACCTCATGTATTTTATGACACCCACAAAAGGCTACACCTGATCACGGTTGCTTCGGCTTGTGGGTGCGCTATTAACTTAGCTGGCAGATGGTGCTATGCCATCGTATTGCAACCTCAGTAACCGAGTGCCAGCTTGACCTACTAATATTATACCATCAATAGTGTGCAAAAGCTACAACTAATCGTCCGTTGGTGGCTCAAAGGGCAGATTACTGATTTCGATAAAAGCACGATGTGCAAGGCCATTCCCACCCATCGCAGCATAGCTGTTGTGCATCTGCTCGATGTTCTCAAATTCCTGTGCTGGGATATAACCTTTATCGCAAAAGTATCTTCTGCTCTGCAATATTCGGTCACGCAACACAGCCTTGATACCATCCTGAAACTTGGAGAACTCCTGCATCCTTGTCTGTTCCTGCGCAAAGCGTTCCTGCTCTCTTGCCATGCGTTCGGCCTCGGCATCCTGCATCTGCATGATAGCTAATTCAACGCCTTGCATCCGTTCAGACAATTCCCTTTCGTGCTTCTCTCTGTCCTCTTTCCACTTGTCCATGCCAGCAACTAAGCGTTTTAAGTACCAGCCAGCAAAGCACAGCAAGGCTGAGATAATGCCACCGCCGATTAATTCAATAGCCACGATAGAAATCTCATTCACTTAACTCACCACCTCATAATGATGATATTTTCTCTTGCACTTGCGTTCAAACCACTCGGCATACAGATAGATAGGAAAGGTCACTATCAGGCCAAATGCCGTACTCGCAAGGGCAATAAGAGTATTCTCACTTGCCATCTATCCAGCCTCCAATCATCTGCACCAAAAGCTGTACCAATGCCCCACCAATGATAACAGGGATGGCAAAGTGAGTAGTAAATAACATCCAATCATTTCCCATCATATCACCTCTATCCAAAATCTGTAGGCATACATACATTGCCGTGGATTGTCGTTGCCAGGATAGGTTTTCCAGCCAAGGTAAATCTTCCATCTCAGATACCGACAGAATTGCTTCTCGTTCTTGTAGCAAAACAATCCCTTGTTGTCACGGCAGTAAAATTCGTTATCCTGCACCAGCTTATATGTTGCACCACTCAGGTCAGCACCGAAGCAGTAAAACATAAAGCCATACGCTGAGTTTCGGTACAGCCATAGCACACGGCATATATACCGCTGTAATCTCTGCTTGGTAGTCCATACAGCTTCAGGTCTAGCTATGCTAAACTTTCTCGTCTTGCCGTACAGTACCGACCATTCGTCAGTATCTGTATAAGAGGTGTAATGCTCATCCCACCCATAGTCTAGGCAGGATGGCACACACTCTTTTAGAAAAAACTCTGAGTCGCAGGAGTCATCCCAGGTCTGCCACATATGCAGCAGACCTGGCAGCTCCCCTTCTTCGTCACAAAAGAGCACGACAATCGGATTAGTGAGATAACAGATAATGGTAGCAAATATTGCAGGCAGCAGATAGAGCAGCCAGCGTATCACTCAGCACCTACAATTTCTACATCAATGGGCGTTTCCTCAAAAACACTACCATCATTGCTAAACTGTATGCCATCATCAAGTACTTTATAGATTGTAGTAAAGTCACTAAAATCACCAAGCTGCCGCTTGCCGTTTAATCTCCATGTAGTAAATCCTGTGGTAGCAGCAGGAACATCACCAAGCAATTCCACGATATTGTTATTAAGACGAGAAAAAGCCACATCAATAAATTGTTCTGTGTTATTAAATTTTATTTTTATCATATTTGACTCCTTATTTATACCCTATCACTATAACCCCTACCGCAAGCGAAGCCGACTTATAGGCTACTTTTAATGCTGTTGTAGAAAGTGTACACATAATATTTGTATCTGTGTTATAAAGTGAATTTTGCACAATATTTCTTAACGCCAGAATATCTCTGTCCACCACAGTAGTAGCATAAGTACCACCACCACAAAAACATTCAAGCCTTATTTTTTTGTAACCTCTTGTATCAATCGTATATGTTTGTTCTGTCCACGATGAAACTCCAGCATTGTAAATATAGCTAACAATAAAATCACTATCTGAAATAGTAATCTTATTGTTAAGAGATTTTACTGCGCCTGCAGAGGCAACATCATAACCGGTTAATGATGTACTTGCCTCAATCTCCTCAAAAGTCAGTATGTCACTCTCGTCTAGCACTTTATCAGTACCCCAAACTAGATTACCATTGTTGGCGCTCCCTTGAAGATACTTATACCCATTAGCCGAGCCAGCCATAAGCCTAAAGGTGCCAGGATATCCTGCTGACGACTCACCATGTAAATAAATGGCAGCACCATGCCCAGTGCCTGCACTCGTACCACTTTGCAGTGCAAGTATACCCGTTGCACTAGACTGTTTAATAACTGCATACGATGATGTCATCGTCCCGCCACTCAGTGGCAGATACCTAGCCCTGATATCGGTCAGCTCATTCGCATACTGCGTAACATCAATGAGTGCAGAGTCTGCGGTCTGACCGTCAAATGCTTTGATTACATACCGCATGGTGAGGGCTGGAGGCTGGACGGTGGTGCTGTTGCCGTAGATGCTGGAGGAACGAGAGGCATCAAAAGTAAAGGATGGAGAGCCAGCCCCTGTATAATCCCTAGAATAATTTCTTGTAGTACTCCCTGATGTTTTACCAAAAGCACCACTATAAGTTCCGTCTATATAGGTTGATTCAACAGGACTCCAACTGCCTGTAATATTCGGCAATCCAGCACTCTTGTTAGTGCCAGCGGTTTCAGCACCTTCGATAAATTTATCTCTCAGGTCAGGAAGATTAAAGTGGGTATCGTCTACCGCACCAAAGGTTGTGCCGATTTTTGCAAACAAGTCAGCATACATGGTGCGAGATACGGATGCACCATTACAGAGCAACCAGCCTTCTTCGATATCACCGTTATAGGCAATAGCTTTAATGTCACCGACTCTAAATCCATTGGTGATGCAAGTCCAATGCTCATAGTCAAAGGTGGCATCCGTGTTATCCTCAAGGCATTGGTAAATCTTACCATTGTAGATAACGATATCGTCAGCATGATACTGAGTACTATCAGCCCATGCCTTAATAGGACAAGCACCATCTGCCTTACTGTCTACGGTATCAATAGCATACTGCTTTGCCTCGTCTGCCTTATCGTCCGCATACTGCTTTGCCTCGTCTGCCTTATCGTCCGCATACTGCTTTGCCTCGTCTGCCTTATCGTCCGCATACTGCTTATTAGCGGTAATGCCAAGGTCAAAATCTCTAGTTTCGTCACCGACATAAGAGCAGAGCAAAGTATCACCATCATAGAGGTTTAACGCCCTACCGCTACCGATAACGCCCTTATTCTCGTTTGTCCAAGTATTCGTAGCCGAACGATAAGTCAACACCTGACCATCACGAATGATATCACTTGCCACACGGATGCCAGCCAGCTTAGCAGCGTTGCCTGTGATATCAGCATCCAATAGGCCATCAGCATTAGTCTTAATGACCTTACCGACCACGCCTGTGCCTGTTGCCGTAGCTACATCATCTGTGGTAACTACCTTGGAGAAATCAAGGTTATTCACATCGGTAATCTTGCTTGTCGGCAATTCATCCGTAGTGACTACCTTATCAAATTCAAGGTCGTTCACATCCTCAATCTTGTCGTGCGGTAATTCCTCGCTAGAGATAAAGTCCGCATCGGCAGGCTTAAAGCCAAAGTTGGTATCAATGTTACCAAGCAAAATCCATGCCGTGTTACTGCCGTTACGGATATACAGCTTGCCATCTTCAGCCTTGAGCTGGTTTGCTACAGGCTCGGTATATTCAATACTATTAGTTGTGTTACTACGCAAATCATTCAGAAACCTGAATATGCGTGTAGTTTCTGCCATATGCTTTCTAGCGAAATCATCGACAGTATCACCACCCTGACGATAGTCAAGCTGGTTTTGTTCTTCGTACTGTGCCATATTACACCTCCGCTACATTGTAAGAAATGTTGCAAATTAACAAAGGCCCACCAGCACCTCTGCCCTGTAGCTTAATAGCCTTACCTCGGCTAATCTGCCTGAGATATGCTCGGTACATGGTATCCTTTGCCCTGATATATGTATCACTATGATAGATGTAGTCAGGGTTAGCGTAGACCACATCTGAATTTATAAATAAAGGGCTCTCGTTGCTGATACGGACTTTACGCAGATTGTGGCATATCGGTGTCAGGTCATGATAAATGTACTGTGAATACCACGGCACAACGCCTAAGAGAGATACCTTATCCACCAAGAACAAGGACTCAATATAGTTGTCAAACAGCGGTATAGTATCTACCCAAGACCGCTTAACCAAGAATTGATTAATAGTCGTTGCTGTCTTGCCCTGTATCTTCCACCGCAGATATGCACCATCGTCAACCATATGCCGACTATTCAGCTTGCACACCTTATCAGCTTTAAGGACATAGACATTATTATCTGCCTCCACTACATCGTAGATATTACTGAAATACTCACGCTGGAAGAAGCCACCATTATTCATATCCACAAAGAAAAATCTGCTTACACCGTTAATCATCCATACCTGATTAAGACTAGGGATATATCTCAGCTTGATACTACCCATCTGAGCAATATCCTTCTGTACCTTTGCGGATACATTCGCTGACCTCATATCACCATATTGGTCGGTTACACGGATAGTCTGCAATGCCGTAGCACCCAAGGTCAGCACTTGGTCAGCAAGTGATACGCAGGAGTTAAAGCCTTTGCAATCTATCTGCCTGCCGATTTCGCTTAACTGCCAATTAGGATACTGACCAGCGAGATGGTATGCTCGGTTATTATCCTTAAAGATAACCATATCACTAGCCAAAGCACCAAGTCCGACAATCTTGCCACCGTCCTTATAGCCAATCTGCAACCATTGGGAAGCACTAGCGTCATTGTCGTTGACCGTCCAATTTCGCTCGTCACCAATGCCACTACAATGCAATTCATCACCTATTGCCACATATACCCTACCGTCCTTAATGAACGGAGCATGGCAAGTATCAGGTGCTTTACCGCATGAGGTGTGGAATGAGTTACAGCGGTACAGGGTATTGCCGTTATAGCAGAATGTATTACTCTCATAGGTCTTGCTATAAGTCCATTGGTCGGCACTCAGCTTTGCCCAATTAGCACTATCACTCTCGGTAAGTCCTGTGATGGTCTGTGCTGCCGTGGCGGTGCATGAGGTATGAGAGGTAGTACATCTGTAAATCCTGCCGTTAAAACTTACCAAAGCACCAACGGCATACATCGTGCCATTAGCCCACGCATTAGTACCAAATTCAATCCAATACTTAGACATATCGGTTTCAAAGCTATTGGTTATCGTGGATGTGGGCTTGCATGATGTGTGAGTCTGTTTACAAGAGTAAACTTTACCATCGTATGTTACAAGGCCGCTTCTTGACCAACCAGCGGTATGTGTTGACTCATATTTAGTATTGTATTGCCAAGTGTTAGGAGCATTCCAGCAACGATAACCATCTTCGTCATATTCATACTCACGGACGGTGCAGCAATACTCCCAATACTGACTATCAGTATAGAAAGTATTGGAAACCTCGGTAGTCCTTGCCGTAGAGGTATGAGGTTTATTACAATAGTAAACCTTGCCGCCATACTGTACTGAGTCGTTTATGTTGTAACTAGTGGAGTAATCCCAAGACCTGAAATACACCAATTCCCAATACTGCGAGTCATAGTAAAGGTTTCTAGCCTGATAGGTTGTGTCCTGTCCTGAGCTGGAGGTATGGTCAGCGGTACAGCTATATTTCTCCCCCTTATATGTTACGACATCGTAAACCTTATACGCATGGTTGGTAGCCCATGCAGCAGGATTAACCTGAGTCCAATAGCTGGAGTCGGTACTAAAGCTATTAGCAATAGTTTCCAGCGTACCACCGTGGAAATACTGCAACCGACCACCGCTAGTAATGACTATGCCATCCTCCCAAGGGGTATACTCTATCGTGCCTGTGCCATCTATCGTACCCACCTGAGTAATCTCGGCAGGAGAGTTAATTGGGAAAGCATACACCTTGCGGTCGCTATCCACCACCAATAGCCTGCCACCGATACTATCGTGCATGATGGTTGTAAACACCACACCACTAGCCTGCACCTTAGTCAGCACCACATCTGTGCCAGCAACGGTCTTGAGGCTGCCGCTTGTGCTATCTATCTCCACATTTATGGCCTTGGCTAATTCATTAGCTGCGATTAACTCAGGATTCTGTGTGGTGTTTAGGCCACCGCTAAAGTCCTTATATTCTACTGTGGTACTCGCACCTTGATGCTCGTCTGCTATCTTCGCCATGCGTTACCACCGCCTTATACGATTGGGGTAACCACCATCCCAATAGCCACTCACCTGGGTACAAGTAGGAGTCATATTACGCAGTACGTCCTCAATCTGACCAATAATCGTGGAAATCAGAGTGGTCTCCTTTTGCATATTGAACTCATCAGAGATGCTGCTTCTAAGGACGGCATACTCAATTAGAATGTCATCCAATACCAGAGGATAAGGAGAAGCACTTTCCTCCAGGTCAAATAAGGTCATATCCGTAATGTAATCAATACGATAATCGTGCTTATCCTGGGGTGCTGGGAAAAAGTTAATCGTGTTAAAACCAGTCAGATAATAATATTTCACCTGGCCTGTCTCAGAATAATTGATAATCTCAGACCGACCAATCGGTTGAAGTTGTTCTCCATCCCAGGCCACACGGATTATTCTGGTGAATGGGGTTTCATTAATAACCTTCGAGACAACCTTCTCAGAAATGGTACCGTCATCGTTCTCCTCAAATTCAACATTACTTCCTTCCATACTAGTAACCAGCACTTCAGGATAAATGCTCATTGCAGTTCTGCGGAGTACACGGTTCCCATCGTCCAGGTAATTAATTAACTCTACGTCAGAGTATTCCAATTCCTGGGTATCGTGAATGGTCTGTCTAACCTTGGATATCATCTCTTTTACTGTCATCATAATAATCACCACCTAACATAACAAAAAAGAGGCAGAGGAAAACCCTCTGCCTCAATTTATTAAGAGATACTATTAGTCGTTAGGAGATGCGGTTACAACGTTGATTACGCCAAAGTCGGTGTTGTTGGTACCATCATACTTGAACTGAGACTTAGCTACACCGAAGATTCGACCAATGGAGAAACCAACCTGGTTCTTGTAGTCGAACTCTTCCTCTTCCCAACGGAGGTCACCACCGATTGCCATTACACCAGCCTGCTGACCAAGGAACAGTGCATGGGATACAGGAATGCTGCCAGAGTTGTTAGCACGAACCACACGGTTATGCTCATGGATAACAACGCCATCATACATACCAAGCGCACCAGAGAAGATGGGGTTTTCCTTACCACGGATGTTAGCGTACTTCTGGGCATCACGGAAGTTGGTATCATTCATCAGGTCACGTGCCTGGTACTGATCCACAATCATTACGTAATGGTCTGCACCATCGATGGTAATCGGCTTAATCATGGTATCCTCATTTGCCATAGCAAGACGCTTTGCCTTGCCAATCATGGCAGCAGTGAAGGTATCAGATGCCGTGATAGTGTTATCAGAGGTTGCGGTACCAGCATAGAGTACACGGTCAGAGGTAGGAGTGGTAGACAGTGCAGAGAAAATCATAAGGTCAATCTTCTTTGCAAGCCAAGCAGCCAGGGTGCGCTTTGCGTCAGAACGCATATCAAGCTGGGTTTTCTGCTCCTCGAAACGACCTGCCAGGCGTACAGCATTACGGAGCTGGTTGATGGATACGTTGAAGTCACGGTAGATCATGGCCTCCTCGTTGCCCTCCAGGGTAGAGTCGCCAGTAATACCATTGCCAGTCAACGGCATGAGCAGCGGAATGTTAATGGTGTCGCCCTTCTCCTTCTTCAGTTCCTCTTTCAACTGGATGATGGAATTAGAACCAGTGCCAGTAAACTTTTCAAAGTAAGACTGGTGGAGACCAGACTCCCAGCAGTCCTTTGCCCAATATTTCTTTACAAGAGTTGCAGGTACAGTAGTATTTGCCATTAATAATCATCCTTTCGATATCAACGGCATTCCCTGTCAGTTATTCATTCCAGCATTCATTACAAGGTCCTTGTATTCCTGGGGAATCTCATCCCAAGGAACCTCGGTCAACATTCGCTCAAGAGCATCTACCGAAGGTGCGCCAGTGTTGGCAGAAGCACCCTGTACTTGCTGAGAACGTGGGAATGCCTGACTTTGTTTATATTTTGTTTCTAAGTTTTGAGTGTTACTCTTTTTCTGCGATGCAGGTTTACCCTGCTTGGAACGATATGAGTTCTTAGCATCTGAGAAGAACCGTTTAACCACTGCAATATCCTGTGGACTTGCAGTATTATGCTCAACACGCATATAGGCGTCCATGATAATGGGCTGCTCATCAGCACTGAGTCCTTCATAGAACTCTCCTCTAGCATAGGTGACGATATCCTCATAATCAGGTTCAGCCTGCTGCTCCTGAACAAAAGCGTTAAAGGAACCAGCCACACGGTTATGATATTCAATCATCTGCTGCTGCCGCTGGAACTGCTGCTGACGTGCCTGCTCAATAGAGGAATATACCCTTGCCTCTGCCAGTTTCTTGGCGTGCTGGTACTGAATCTTACGCTGATCATCATCATCCATGTATTCCATAGAATCGATGTCATCATCGGTCAGACCACACATTGCCTGTGCCTGCTGCTTAATAGCTGCATCAATCTGGGCAGTAATCTCAGGGGTCACTCTAAAGGACTGCTGTTTAGGTGCTGCACTCTGGGGTTTAGGAGGTTCCTGCTGCTCTGGCTGCGGAGTAGGTTTCTTTGCCATCTCTGCTTT